CCAGCCGAGCCTCCACCGGCGGTTATTCCCACCAACGAATTGACTTTTCCTTCCCGATTTTCTTCTCCTAATTTAATCGGGCCAAAAGTGATATAAGAATCTATTAATTGGGCTGAATCATCGGCAAGAGTATCATCTGTCGCATCGTCATTTTCATAATAAAGATAACCATTATTACAACCTAACAATAAAGTGTTATAATCAGGATCAACAGCTTCGTAATGGAACATTGAGAAAATGCCATGTTCTGTAGAACTATAAGATTCAGGAAACAATGCTTCAGCCTTCAAATCATACCACCAGCCGGTATTTGCTCCCGTTGCTAATGTCACTCTTTGAATTTTTATTCCATTCCGTTTTCTATCATAACCCATTACAATTCGATACGTTGAACTGTTATAAGCCAGGTCTTTAATAAAATCGGGATATGTAAATTCTGTTAAATTTTCTGGCGGGCCGAAACCCCCCGGAATTCGCAATAAACCAGCGGTTGACATAATGTATAAATTATTTTTGGCATCTTTACACCAGGCCAATGCACCGAGAATTCCACCTTCGTCATAAAAATTATTTAATGTTCCACCTTCAGCAGCATCACCTGCTAAAACCCACAATGAATTTGCTCCACCATAAATTAAATGGTCACGGTCAAATGGTATCTGGGCAATTACAATATCACCGACTTGTCCTGGTATTGATGGGTCGCCCCCACCCGCAATCGGTGATTGTACATCGGCAGAAACATAATTCCAATCCCAGGGATTTTCCTGTCGGGCTTGATAATATTGATGTGGGTAATCTTCATCCCCCGATAAACATGCTCGACCACGCCAAGGGCAGCCTAAAGTTGCCTGTGTTGGCATTGTGCCGTAAGTTGTGCTGGCAGCATAAACTGTCCAATCATACCAATGTGGCGGAGCATCTTCATCAGCATTTAATGTGAATGAAACATCCCCGTTGGCATTTGTTCCTGTTACAACATCAGTGTCTAAAAAAGTTGCTGCTGTAATTCGCTTACCATACACATTGCACGCCCCATCAGAAGCATCAATATAATCTACTACCATTTGAGCACCACTGGCCGCCCCACCTGTAGCAGTTAAAACATCACCATGTAATGGTATTACTCCTGCTGGTAAAATATCGGCAGTAGTAATCTTTGTATTACCAAAATCCGCAACTTTAAGTTTTGTATTATTCACTACAAAAACTTTTTCATAAAGCTCAAACATCTGTAGTGGTTTTGTACAATCTATATCATTTTTGGCATCAGTTAATTCCGCCATATCCGCAACAGTTGCCCCATACCAGAATTCATTATTACCAATTGCCGCTAAATATTTTGAAAATCTTTTATCAACAGGGGTCACGCCCGCTACAGAAAAACCACCATATTCTTTGAACAATTGGTCATGTGCAGGTATTTCTGTCCAAAGAACACCGGCGTTTGCACTTGTAATTGTACTCCCGCCAGTATATGTGGGCGTAGTACCATCAAGTCTCCAACCTATGTTATTTTCTACATCACCAACAGGCCCATGAGCAACTATAGCATATTTTGTATCAGCGGCTAAAGCACGAGGTGTGGTGAAAGTAAAAGTCACCCAGGCGGGTCCGGCAGCAATATCCGCCACAGCTATAACTTTTTCTGCTAAGGCAGTTTCTCCGCTGGTAACTGGCAATCCGGCACTTGTTGTATAGATTCCCACAGTAAGTGAACCTGTGGGGTCTCCAAGTTTTGCTAAATATAAATCAACTTGGTCGATTTCGTGGGGTTCTGATACAGTAAAAGTTTGGGCACGCCAGGCGTTGCCATAAATCGGAGCTACTAAATCATCACCCGTTGCGTAATTTTGTCTTAATGTTGACATACTAATCTACCACTGTCACTGAATGTTGGTAAATCTGCTTGATTTTGTTTATAAACTCTTTGTAAGATAAGGTTCGTTTCATCAAATTACAGGTCTTACAACAAGGAACACAATTTTTTGTAGCATATCCTTTTGAATTATCAACTCTATCGACCCCATTATAAATAAACACACCATTACTTCGTTGTATCTTTTTAACTTGGGTTGGGGATTCTCCACAATATGCACAATTTTGTTGCGTCAATTTCTTAAACTCTACTTTAGTTAATTTAAAAGAATGGTTTGCAATTTTAGCATTTCTCTTATAACATTCATATATTTGATTAAAACAACTTTCACCTTTTGGTAATTTAGCTAAACAACCACAACTATTTATGCTTTTCCCTAAATGATGTCCCCTAACTTCTTTTATATTACCACAATCACATTTACATATCCAATATTGGTTATGTCGTTTATCAACCTTGTTTGATTTAGCAATAACTGTTAGTTTTCCAAATTTTTGATTAATTAAATTTACTTTTTTCATAACATTAATCAATAACGGTGACACTGCACATCGCAACTATCGGAGCGGCTTCTCCACCAATTTTCTGCGTGAATCTTTTACTAAGCCCTGGCCTTTGGCCGCCCACAGCTTTACCGTCCCAAAATGGTCGGACATTGTTTAAATCACGAGAAGTTCCTTGTGGTTGTTTGCTGGCCGGAGCACCGACATTTTTACCTTTAAGTGGAAACGTTAATTCCATTTTCCTCGCTCCAAAAAGAAATCGGGGAGCATATCCTCACCCCCCGATTTGATATAAAAAACTAACCACTCCTCTCCTCCACAAATGGTTAGCGATTATGAACCGTCTGTGTCACGTCCGCCAGTGCTGGTGTTGTAAACAGCGACTCGAAGCCAATCAAGCCAAGCAGAAGGTGCTGTATCAGTGTCACCACCATGAAATTGAAAAGTCGGACACATTAAAAGTAATGGTAAATCATTTATGTCGCTTGTAGCATAAACTGGCTCACCATTATGGAAAAATGTAACCTTTGAACCAGCAACTGCACCAATACCTTCAAAAATTAAACCAAACTTTTCATAAACCGATTCAGAGGCACCTGATACTTCATCATCACTTTCTTCACTTGAACTGGCATCACAAACACCTACTGTCCAGTCAGTATCACCAGTACCAACATCACGATAAAATCCAGCAAGATTTATATTAGTTAAAACTGCATTAGCCGGAACAACATCAGTTACACTATCACAGGCCAAACCCATAAAACATTGCCCACCACCAACATTTACAAGTATTCGCCATTCCATATAAATGGTAGTGTTTGCTCCTGGTTCGCATTGACAACCAAGAAACTGTACTATTGGGCCTTTATCAACAGCATCAGCACCAGATATTTTTATTACTCCACCTGGTATCGCAGGATCATTTGCTAAAGTTCCTTTGGATGATGTTTGTGTCATCCGCATCCCATCGTGTAAAACACCAGTAGCATAAGTGCTGATTTTCTTAAAATCATCAAAATATACAAACCCTTTAGTCGGGTCTAACATAATTGGCAAAACTGGACAACTTGACCAAATTTTTGGACTTGGGCCATAACCGCTGGCAGAACCAGCAATTAAATGTTCGTTATCAAGCATATTGCCTATTTGATAACCTATATTTGCTCTACTCATTTTCTCTCCTTTTGTTTTTGCACGAAGCGAGAATTGCTCCGTTCAAATTGTTAATAATTATTCATATTCAACATTTTTCCAAGTACGTCTGTGAACTACCCTTCTTGTACCTGGTAACATTATTCCTAACTTCTTGGGGGCCGAACCTGCATCAATACGATATGCAGCCGGTAAATCTCTTTGCATATATTTTTGCGATGGTGAATATTCAAGTTGCAAACTCTCAAATTGCAATTCAGCTTGCATTAAACAGGCTGATAAAATTGTCATATCAAATTGCATACCAGCAGGATGCTTATTGGCAACAGGTTCAGCATAGAAGCCACTATTCGCCGCAGGGTCAATTCCGCCCGCCGCACCAGTGGGCTTTAGCCAATCGGCCACAGTAAATTTACCAGAGGCACCAGTATAATCTGTTATCACCGCATAGCTGCCTCGACCCGTTCCGGCTGATATATAACCAGTCCAGCCAACGAAATAATCATCGGGATAAAGATTTGCCAATGCTCCGATAGTGATTGATGTCGCATCCGCCGCCGTTGCTTTGCCGCCCTCGATTTGCAATTTATCGAAGCCGATTTTGTATGGGAATGTCACTGTATCGGCAGCAGTTGGTGATGGGTCAACAATAAGTTCCCACCGCCGATTGCCCCAGGGTCGCACAGCCGCACGAGTTGGATGGCCGCCGCTAACAGATACTTCACCTTGAAATCGGACAGCACCTTCACTGTCCCAATCAATAATGTGTCCTCGGCCTGAATCTTTAGCATAGGTAATTCTACCAGTAACTTCACCCATAAAATCCTGTGACAATGGATAACGCCGCTTATCACCTTCTACAGTTTGTACATCGGTAATAGCATAACTGTCACCATCGGCGGGCGTAAGGCTGCTTGAGTCGCCATTATAGTCCAGCCATTCTGTTACTGTTACATCACCTAATGATTCATCGTATGCTGTACACACACCATAAATTTCTTGTGTGAGGTCATAAATGTAATAACCAACAATTTCATCGGCGGTGTCATAAGTATCGGCTAAATCGCTGTCTATTAAAGATGTTGCATCGCCATCATCATCACATTCGCCCGTAGTTTCAACTATTCCGAATGTCACTTTCATTATCCGGTTTTGCCACCGCCAGCCAGTCGGTGGAGCATCTGAGATAAATTGCTTGATACCGTCATTACCGCATCGCCGACACTTGGCTAAATCGTGTGCATCAACCGGAATGGAAGCTCGCTCTGAACCATCATTGCCATAATAGGCACAGCCAGCAGCTTCAGCGATTCGTAGAATTAAATCGGGGAAACTATAATTTGATGTAGATTCCGCCATCACTCAACCTCATAATATTGTTTAATTGTTTCTGCTGCAAGGTGCATTTGATGAAACACTTGTTTAATACAGGCACCAAATAAAGCCTTTACTTCTGTTCGCAATTCCATATCAGGGATAAAATCTTCATCACAAAAAATGTCATTTGCTGCTTCGTGGTAATCTGCATTGGCTTTTTGTAATTTTTCATAAAGATTCATTACTCAACCTCTTTCATCTTTACAACACGCACTATTGCAGTCTCGTGAATTTCACCACCAAGATTTGCTTTACCTTCTGCTGTTAATTCAACCAAACGATTTACAGCCTGCTTCAAAACGCCAGCTTCACGTTCATCAAGTTCAAGTGAATCTTCTTTACAATCTCGAACCTGTTTTGCAACACTTACAGCCTCGGCAATATCTTCTGCTGATTTGAAAATACCAACACTACGAAGCCAAACACTAATATTTTCTCGCAGTGGATATTCTTGTGTTTGCGTTTCAAATTCACGAATTTCTTTACCATCTACAACTTTTGTAACAGGTGCCAACAATGTCACTTCATACTTAGTAAGGTCTAAAACATACTTTTTCATTTGAAATTCCTCCAACGTGGGGTTAATAAAATTTAATAAAACCCAAACGGTGCCCCACGTTAAAGAGGCACCGACAGGGT